TGAAATGTCATGGATGATTTAATTGATCTGATTGCAAAGAACGAGTCTCCATCGGATATTCATTCAAAAATTAAGGATCTGTTGTTTGCGAAAGCAGCAGACAATATTGAGACTGTTAAACCAGCTGTAACAGCTTCTATGTTTGGTGGTCCAAATCCTTGGTTAGATGATGAAGAAACCGAAGCAGAAGCTGAGGTGGAAGTTGGAGATGACGTTGAATCTGAAGAAGGTCCTAGTGCAGAACTAGAAACTTCTGAAGAGGATGATGAAGAAGAAAACTAATCTTTACTTAAAATGAAACTCATTACGGAAGAAATCGAATCAGCAAAGATTCTTATCGAAGAAAAAGACGGTAAGAAATCTATGTTTATCGAAGGTATCTTTCTACAGGGAAACCTGAAGAATAGAAACAATAGAATGTATCCAGTTGATATTCTTGAAAAAGAAGTCAATAGATATACAGAGTCTTTTGTTTCTAAGGGTAGGGCCCTTGGTGAACTAGGCCATCCAGATGGACCAACAGTAAACCTCGATAGAGTTTCACATAAGATTGTTGATCTCCATAGAGAGGGAACTAATTTTGTAGGTAAAGCAAAGCTACTTGATACTCCAATGGGTATCATTGCTAAGTCTCTTCTGGACGAAGGTGTAACTCTAGGTGTTTCCTCTAGAGGTATGGGTAGTCTTCGCGAAACAAGCGAAGGTTACAAAGTAGTAGGAGAGGATTTCATGCTCGCAACTGCAGCAGATATTGTTGCAGATCCTTCCGCCCCCGATGCTTTCGTTAATGGCATCATGGAGGGTGTTGAATGGGTATGGGATGCCGGCATCCTAAAAGCCACAAAAGCTATTATCAATCCAGTTACTGAAGAGGTTATTGCACTTGCAGAACCAGAATCGGAAGTGGAAGAGAAAGTGGAACAAGTCCTTGAGGAAACAAAGGCAACTATAAATAAATTTGTTGATCAAAAGATTCTCGACGAGAAGAAATTGGAAATCTTCCAAAACTTCCTATCAAATCTTTGATTTAATAAATAAATACAGATTAACGATATCTACAACGATTAGACGGAGAGTTTCAAATGTCTCGTGGAGATTTACAAGAAATGGAAGTAGGCACAAAGCAATCCAAAAGCGCTGTAAATTCTGGTGCTAAGGGTGCAGATCCTATGCCCAAAATGGCAGATCCTGGTACTCAACTAGGTGCGGTAGAAGATCTGGGTGGTCCTACCCCTCAGAATTCTAAGCCTGATGACGACAGCAACAAACTTGCTACCCCTACAAAAACCATTAAACAGGTTAAGGATGTAGTAACTAAGGGTGCAGGTAAAGCTGACCCAATGCCAACAGCTAATAAGGGTGCAATGTCCTACGAAGAAACTGAGTCGGCTGAGACTGAAGAAGTCATCGCTGAACAGGAAGTAGAAGAAACTTCTTCTATCGTTGACGTTAACTCCGCTATTGAAGAGGATGTAAATGCTCTTCTCGCTGGAGAAGATCTTTCTGAGGAGTTCAAAGAAAAGGCTAAGGTCATCTTTGAAGCTGCAATGAACGCAAAGATCACGGATATCGAAACTCAAATCCAGGAAGCATACGAGACTAAACTCACTGAGGAAGTCGAAGGTATCAAAGTCGAACTCACTGAGAGACTCGATTCTTATCTGGAGTATGTCGCAGAAGAGTGGTTAGAGGAGAATGCACTTCAAATTGAGAAGGGCATTAAGACCGAAATGACCGAATCCTTCTTGGACGGCATGAAGAAGCTTTTTGAAGATCATTATGTATCCATCCCTGAAGATAGATATGATGTACTTGAGTCTATGGTAGACAAACTAGATGAAATGGAGAATAAACTCAACGAGCAAATTGAGAGAAATATTGCTCTAAATCAGCGTCTGTCCGAGACAACCGCTGAGACTATCATGAACAATGTTGCAGAAGGACTTGCAGTTTCTCAGAAAGAAAAACTTGCAACCCTCGCAGAAGGTGTTGAGTTTGAAAGTGAAGAAGGCTATCGTGAAAAACTAACTACCCTTAAGGAATCGTATTTCGGTTCTCCAAAGGCAGCTAGTTCTTCCGAACAGACACAAGAGCTAAGAGAAGAAGCAGGACACGTAGAAGAACCAACTGGTTCTATGGCTGCGTACCTTAGAGCTCTTTCCTCTGTTAAAAAGCAGTGATTTAAAAATTTCAACACTAAGGTAACTAACAATGCAACAACACATCAATTACAATCATCTCGCTGAAAAGTGGGCTCCCCTTCTAGACTATGATGGTCTAGATCCTATCAAAGATAGTCACAGACGTAACGTCACCGCTGTTCTCCTTGAGAACCAAGAGCAAATGCTCCGCGAGAACGCTGAGTTCCTCGGTGAAGCATCCCCAACCAACTCTGCTGGTACTGGTGGTTTCTCTGGTTCTGCTGCTGATGCAGGTCCTGTCGCTGGTTTCGACCCCGTTCTGATCTCCCTGATCAGACGTGCAATGCCTAACCTGGTTGCTTATGACCTCGCAGGCGTTCAGCCAATGTCTGGTCCTACTGGACTCATCTTCGCGATGCGTTCCCGTTACACCAACCAGTCTGGCACCGAAGCTCTATTCGACGAGCCCAACACCGCATTCTCCGCACAGAACTCTGGTTCCAGCCTCTCTGCTGGTTACACCGATGTTGCTGCTGGATTCGGTACTGATGCTCAGGCAGGTACTAACCCATCCGTTCTGAACCCTGTTGGTTCTGCAACTACCTCCGCTTACAACACTGGTCAGGGTATGACCACTGGTGAGTCTGAGGCACTCGGAGATGGTTCTGGTAACCACTTCAACGAGATGGCATTCTCGATCGAGAAAGTCACCGTTACCGCGAAGTCCAGAGCTCTGAAAGCTGAGTACTCCTTAGAACTCGCACAAGACCTCAAGGCAATCCACGGTCTGAACGCTGAAGCTGAACTCGCAAACATTCTCTCCACAGAGATTCTTGCTGAGATCAACCGCGAAGTCATCAGAACCATCTACAAGATTGCTGAGCAGGGTGCTACTGTTAACACCGCAACTCCTGGTACTTTCGACCTCGACGTTGACTCCAACGGTCGTTGGTCTGTTGAGAAGTTCAAGGGTCTACTCTTCCAGATGGAAAGAGATGCTAACCAGATCGCCCAAAGAACTCGTAGAGGGAAGGGCAACGTTGTTCTCTGCTCCGCAGACGTTGCTTCCGCACTCACGATGGCAGGTATTCTGGATTACACCCCTGCACTCAACGCAAACCTCAACGTTGATGACACTGGCAACACCTTTGCTGGTACTCTCGCTGGTAAGTACAGAGTTTACATCGATCCATTCGCTGCAAACAACGACGCTAATCAGTACTACGTCATGGGTTATAAGGGTACTAATCCTTATGACGCAGGTCTGTTCTACTGCCCATACGTTCCTCTCCAAATGGTTCGTGCCGTTGGTCAGGACACCTTCCAGCCCAAGATTGGCTTCAAGACCCGTTACGGTATTGTTGCTAACCCATTCGCTGAGGGTAATGTTTCTAACCAGGGTCTCGGCAGACTCCTCGCTAACGCAAACCGTACTACAGAAGAGTCAAGGTCACCAACCTCATGTGAT